ATGGTTCCTAATGGAATTAAGAAATCCGAACAAGTCGTACTCTCTGAAGGAGTTACTGACATTTTCGGATATTCTAAATTAATGATGGAATTATTTGAAGAACATGACCATAAACAAGATGGATTTGGGAAGGCAACTTCTGAGAGTATTGATAAGTATTTAGTTACTTCTGAAGCTCAGCCAAATAAAATGCGTGAAATGTTTTTCATATTGCTTGGCATTATGGCCATGGCAAATATTGGAACAGCATTTCAGGTATTTTGTATCTTTATGTTCATCAATGTTTATCAAGATTTTTCATCACAATCAATGTCTTTAGACAAGTTTCTAAAAGTTCGATTATTAACAATGTTTTCATACTATGTGGTTTCATATAGATTGAAAATGTATGTTGATGATTGGAAAGACAGTATTTCTGTTACTGGAAATTTTGTTTATTACTTTGGGAAAACATGTTTTGTTAAAGATGAAGAAAATTATAATTTTTATAAAATGAAGGTTAATAATCTTTCTACGATGAAGAGATATTCTTTATCATTGATGGCATTTGTTATTACTTTAGCTTTTGTTAAAGTTATAATTTCATGTTTTCAAGTGATGGAGGCTGTTACTTCTGAGGGAAATATTATCGAATCTTCAGGAAAATACACCGAGAATAATGTCGATGATGAAATTAAGAGTTTACAGAAAAGATCTGGTTGTGAATTTCCTCTTCCTAAGAAGAAGAGTGATAATGATAAAGATTATGATGTTGTCGAAAATCTTTTACCAAGGTATAAGTTATCTGAGCGTAACATGAATGAGCCTGAGCGTGTTATTAACACTATCAGTCATAATATTCGTTATGTAAAGATTCAGTATAATGGTGAAGAATTTGAATCAAAGGCTTTGGGTATCTGTGGAGATATAATGTTAATGAATAAACATTGTATTCCTGGACCCAATACCAAGCTCATTACTTCGTGCAAATATGAATATGCAAGTAATATTAAGCATCATAATGTAAATCGTGATGACACGTGGGTTGTTGGTGAAGATGCAGTTATCTTCAGAGCTTATGGTGAAATGTTTAAGGACATTCGCTTTGCTCTGTTTGATATTATAGGCTCACCGGTGTCTATGGATGGTCATGTTGCGGGTATTAAAACTCGTGTTAACCATAGTAGACAAGTTTTGACTTGCAAAAACTATTATGAGGATTTCTTATTATATGAATACCTCAAATATAGTTTTCCAGGACACAAAAGTGGTGCCTGTGGATCTCCTGTGATGATTACAGTTGGAAAACAAACATTTCTTGCTGGAATTCATGCTGGAGGAGCTGATTTTTCTGATGACGGTTTTGCAACTGTTCTCAAAAGATCACTTCTTATTCCAGCAGTTGATTCTTTACAAAGTAAAGGACTAGCTCCGGTTAATTCTGAAGGTAGTTTGAGATTACCTAAAGGAAAGGATATTTCATCCGTAACCTCCAAGAGTCCTCTTTTGTATGAAGATATTCCAGGACTTAGTGTCATTGGATCTATAAGTGATTATAAGATGTTGACTCCAAAATCAAAATTGGAGTTGAGTCCTATTGTCAATGAGATTGAAAACCTCGTTGGAGAATCAGCTTATAGAGAGGATGGTAAATTAAAATATTTACCTCCTATGATGAAGTCAAAAAGAGTTAACGATAAGTTTATTGCTCCATACAATATATGGGTATATAAAGTTGGCGTTGAGAAAAAAGATTTGCCTGAAGCAACTATGCAAATAGTTTGCGCGGGATTATCAGTTTATCTATTAAAGGAACTAAAGAAGGTTGGTGTTGATAAGTTGACACCATACACTCTTGAAGTTGCACAGAATGGGTATCCTGATAATTTCTATATCAGAGCAATGAAGAATGGCACATCTGGAGGTTTCTTACTTCCGGGTAAGAAGAGTAAGTATAATTCAAAGGTTGAATTAGACTTTAAGAAAGATAGTGTCATCCCAAATTTCGAGATCAAGGAACAAGTCCTTGAAATTGTTGATTCATACATGTCAGGTGAATGTTCACATGATATAGTTGGAGCACAACTAAAGGATGAGCCTAGATCTCATGATAAGGCAACGGCAGGCAAGACGCGCGTCTTTGCTATGTCAAGTTATCCTATGACTTTGGTTAATAGGATGTATTTGATGCCATTTTATACACTTATGTGTGAACATAGAGATATATTCTCCACAAAAGTTGGCATAAATATGCATAGTAAAGAAGCAGCTGAGTTGTATCAGTCTCTCACTGATTTCTCTCCGTATATTATGGAAGGAGATTATGGTGGATATGATACAAGTATGCCTGTTGGTGTTGGCCTCATGGCTAACACAGTCGTTCAGACGTGCCTTCGAAAATTGGGTTATAATGACGTCGCTATGAAGATCGTAAATGGTATTCTTAGTGATAATTTATATCCCACAATTTCTATTGAGGGCAATTTGATTGTGGCTGCAGGATTTCAGCCATCTGGCAAATATGCTACTGCAGAAGATAATTCATTACGTGGATTAATACTTCTGTATTATGCATTTGTCGTGATGTGTACTGAATTCGGTGCTGGCCATGAATTAAATAAAACCACTTCTTTTCGAGTGGATCAATTCCATGAATTGCTTTTACCAGTAACTTATGGAGATGATATGGTGTGTGCAGTTAAGGAAGCAATTAAAAATTACTTCAATAATTTGACATATTGTGAATTTGTTACCAAAGTTTATGGTATGGAATTTACCACCGCCGATAAGAAAGAGCAGCATGCTCTGTTTATTGATCCTACTAAAATGTCATTTCTGAAAAGAAATTTCGTTTTTAATAAGATGTTAAATAGACGTGTTGCTGTGTTGGATAGAGACTCATTTGTTAAGAGTTTGACGTATATTCTTCCATCAAAAGAAGTAGATACTGATACTCAGATCATTGAGACCTGTCAATCAACACTAAGGGAATTGTTCTTCTACTGTCAATCAGTAGAGGAATATGATGAAATAAGGTTAAAGTTCATCAATATCTTGCTCAATTATACAAGATATAATACTGAAGATTTGAATATTTTGTTTCCTTTCGGAGCAAATCTCAAGTTACAGTATGAATAACCAAACGTTGTTTAAGATATTTTTGTTGCGTAAACAAAAAGAATCACCATACCCTAATACACTTGCTATCGAAGATTTCTTGATCTGACTTAAAGGCGCGATAGTTAAAGGAAAGGTATGGGATAGACTGAGGCCTATTTAGGCTTACTATGATTGTATCAGTGCTGTCTCTTTGTTAGGCGATCCCTAACATAAATGCAGATCAATTAGTCAGCGACTTGTATCGGTTGACACACCGTGCAAATTTCGTAAATTGTGTTGCTCAACAACAAACACAAGATGCTAGTCTTTATGCTAGTATGGATCTTGACGATTTGCGCAATCGTTCTGATTTATTATCAAATTGCGCAACAAAAAAGGAGGTTAGACGAATTCTCCAAGAAAAGATGGACGCTAAGGTTGAAAGGCGTACTAAGGAAGTTCTTGCATCGCAAGCGAGGAAAAGGGAAATACTTGAGAAGAGGAGTAAAAATTTTATCAATTCTGAAGCACAACCTTCTACCATTCTTAAAACCAATGATAAAATCACATATTATGGCAATTCTACTAGTAACATACCACGTTATCCAGACGATCATGTTGATGCCACTTTGTCTCAGTTATTGAAGCGCCCTGTTTTGATCGATGATTTTACTTTGGCTTTGGCTACTACAATTGTTAGATCATTTAATCCCTGGGATATATGGTCAAAAGACAATTTTGTTCGATCAAAATTAAGGAATTATGCTTTCTTTCATGCCACTATGTGTCTTCGATTCACTGTTTCTTCAAGTAAATATCATTTTGGAAACATAATGCTTAGCTATCAACCTTATTCTGGTGATAATCAATCTCTAATAACTGTGGAAAGTGCTGTGCCTATTTTTGGTAGTAAGCCTTTGAATAATTATCTTTCACAATCTCCCGAGAGATGTGTGTTATCTATTGGTGTTGATAATACCCTCGAGATGCGCTTACCAATGCTTATTCCTAAGGAGACCGTTCGTTTGTTTAATAGAGGAAATGTGGTTATACCTGATAACGGCTCATATGATGAGTTAGTCCCTTTGGGTGAAATTTATATGACCACTATTAATCAAATTAAATCAGCAAGTCTGGATTTAGATCAACCTGTCAAGATCCAAACTTATGCTTGGGTGGAAGATGTTCATTTAAGTGGTTCTACAGCAACTGACGTTGATATTACATCTGAATCTCAGCCTATGTCTCAACCTATGGATGAATATTCTCCGGAAAAGGGTTCACCTTTAAGTGCTACATTTACA